CAACTGAACAACTTCAAGACGTAAGAAATAAACTACGCACAAAACTTTCACAAATCACAACTACAGAAAGTTTTGACAGTGTTCAAAAAGAAGATTATCAAAAAAATAAACTATTCCTAGATATTTTAAATGCTGAAATTTCTGAGCGTGGTACAATAGCAGAAGATATTGATTCTGCTATTAGATCTATTAAAGAAGGTGCAGAAGATACAGCAGAGTTAGTAATGGCTGCTAAGGACATGGTTGACCGTCTTACTGGTTGGATGGAAGACACTGCTGAAATGCAAACTGAATCCATGTTAGAATTAGCAGATGCTATTCGTGCAGAGATGGGCCCAGAAAAAGCAGATCAATTTACTGCAAGTATTAAGCCGGCACTAGACACACTATATCAAACAATGGAAACTACTCGTAATTCGTTAACTCAGGGTGTAGGCATGTTAACAGGTGAAGAAGCACCTGCAGATACTATGGGCACAGATGACATGGATATGGAACCTACTACTGATATGGACGCAGGTTTAGGCGACGAAGAAGTTGGTATGGATGACATGTCAAGTGACGACGAGTTTGGTGCAGCAGAACCAGCAGTTGGCGGCGAAGAAGAAGGCGGTAGAGCCAAGCGTGAATCACGTGAATATGTAAGTGAAAAGTCATATAGTGCTAAAGCAGCCCGTGCAGGTAAAGACATAGGCAAGCCAGGTAAGCAGTTTTCAAAGATTGCAAAAAGTGCCGGTGAGAAGTATGGCAGCAAAGAGCGCGGCGAAAAAGTAGCAGGCGCTGTTCTAGCAAAGTTACGTTCAAAAAAAAAGTAAGTGAAGCGGCGAACGCTGGTCCACTTCTTAAAATTCTAAAACTGTTTCAAGACAACGAAAGAGAAATGATCTCTTTCTCTGAACTTGACCGAGCAATGCGAAATATGGGCAGTTCGCAATTCAGTTACGATACCTTTAGAAATGCATATCAATCTGATGATAACATAAAAAAATATGTTAAAAGTTTTGACACTCAAAAAATTGATATTAAGCCATTGCGAGCAGATGACGATTTGCCGATGGGTAAGAAAAAAGACCCTAATGCTGTAAACAAAATGGCAAAAAGAGCAGTTGACTTAGGAAAATTGTGAGCGTATAATTTTTATATGTCTTTGATTATAAACAAATATCATTATGAAAAACTTTCTAGAACTGAAGTAAACGGAAAAAGAAAGTATCAAACTCCTGTCGGTAATCCTGTAGCAAGTGTTACTACAATACTCGATTCTACAAAAGATAAAACACACCTAATTGAATGGCGCAAACGTGTAGGCGAACAAAAAGCCACTGAGATAACCACTGAAGCAGCCAGTAGAGGTACACGTTTACACAAATATATTGAAACTTTTATAGACACTGGCGAGTGGCCTATTGCTGGTACAAATCCATATGCACAACATGCTCATCAAATGGCGACTGTTATTAAAGTTCATGCGTTGGATGATGTAACAGAAGTTTGGGGATCAGAAGTTCCTTTATATATACCAAATTTATATGCAGGAACTACTGATCTTGTAGGCAAATACAAGGGACATGATGCAATTCTTGATTTTAAGCAAACAAATAAGCCTAAAAAAGGAGAATGGATTGAAGACTACTTCTTACAACTTACAGCATACGCACTTGCACACAATGATAGATATGGCACTGATATTCAGCATGGTCATATTTTTATGTGTACGCAAAATTTAGAATATCAACAGTTTGACTTGTCTCCTGAACCAGATCCTTATTTCAATAGAACATTTGAAAATTGGACTGACGAATGGTGGAATCGTGTCTATCAGTACTATGAGAAATACGCATAAATACTTTAAAGTTTATGTAGGAGTGACTCGTGGCAGTTGTATCTATTTCAAGAATTCAAGTTCGCAGAGGAAGAGAAAATCAAGGTTCCGGTTTACCACAATTGGCATCTGGTGAATTTGGTTGGGCACTAGACACCCAAGCATTATATATAGGAAATGGTAGTGTTAGCGAAGGTGCACCATATGTAGGTAACACTAAAATTTTAACTGAACACGACAACATCTTTGCTTTTGCAAGCGACTATACTTATAGAAAAGAAGAAAGTTATATACAAACTGGCCCTACAGTAAATACTCCTATTCAAAGGTCATTACAATCAAGATTAGACGACATTGTAAGTATTAGAAGTTTTGGTGCTAACGGAGATGGAACTAACCAAACAACAGCATTACAAAGAGCAATATTCCAATTATTCTTAAATGATGCTAACAAAAGTAATCCACAAAGTCGTGTAGTTCTATGGATTGAGCCTGGAACTTATCTAGTTAACAGTACAATTTATCTGCCTCCTTTTGTTAACATCATCGGCGCAGGACAAGAAAAAACAAAGATTACCTACACAGGCACAGGACCTTTATTTCAAACAATAAACAGTTCTAGTACACCATCTTCTATTTCTAGTGATGCAACAAGTACAACTTTAAATCAGGCTAGAAATTTAAGAATTTCAGGATTAACTATTACTCTTACAGATCAAACTGCATTTAGACTACAAAGTTGTAGAGATAGCCAGTTTGAAGACATTGACATTATAGGATCTTGGAGCAGTGGTGATGCACTAGATACCGATAACGTAGGTATACTATTAAACAGTTTAAGTTCTGTTGTAACATGTAAAAATAATCAGTTTAATAGAATAACTGTTCAAAACATGAGTTACGCAATATACAGTGATTATGACATAACTGATAACGTTTGGAATAACTCAAGATTTGAATCCTTAGGTAGAGGAATCTCATTTGGGGAAAACAGCATAATTGGAACTAGTGGACAACTAGTAGGACCTTCACATAATCTTATTTCACAGAGCGTTTTTAGAGACATTGATAAACAAGCAATACTTGTTACAAATGGAATTACAAATAAAAGTAATACTAACAAATTTTATCTAGTAGGCAACGATGGCGGTACTAGTATCAATCCAGTTACTCCAGTTATAGAATTTTTGACAGACAGTAATTTAAGTGACAACGATTGGTTTGAAAGATCTGCTGAATTAGGTAGTGATCCGTTATACATATTAAACGTGCCTTATGTACCTGATGTTGCTGGACCTACAATTTACCAAAATAATTACACCTATAGATTGTCACTAGGACAATACGGAACTTATACTAAATTCTTTAAACTTCCTGCAGATAAAGTAAAAGGAATAGAAGTAGATTACTTGTATGTATCAAACCAAGTAAATGCAAAAAGAAAAGGAACACTACATATTGTAGTAGATCCAACAAATAATCTACAAACACTAGTAGATGAATATGAATATATCGGAAACAGTTTGTTTGAAGAAAATTTAAAATTTTTAGCACAGAATTATGACGAAAATGGTGATACAGTGGTTGACACTGTTGCTGTTATGGTGTTAAACTCTACAACAAGCGACGATGCTGATTTTTATTATAGAGTAAAAACCAAGTCATAAACTATGTTTTTTAAAAATTTTGAACAACGAATGGCTGAATGGAAGTCATTTAGAGACACTCTTGAAGTTTCTAACGATCCTATTCAAGATACTATAAACTATTTCAACAAAGCACCCATCGTAAAAATAGCAGCCGATCCTTATGATAGAGAATCTTGGCCTTCACCTTGGGAATTAATTGAAAACAATTTGTATTGTGATTTTGTAAAAATTCTTGCAATTTGTTATACTTTGCAATTAACTACAAAGTTTTCTGACAGTGTATTCGAGATACATATTACACACGATAAAGAAAAATCAATCACAAAATATCTTTTGCTAATGAATGAACTTTGTATTGGATACGAGTATGACAAACCTATTTTAACTAAAGATTTGCCCGAAACTCTCCAAACCGAAGTTAGTTTTGTGATGGCTCAACTTCAATAAATAATTTTTTGATATTAATAAGAAAAGGATAAAATAAATGATTCAAGTTACTAAACGTAATGGTACTAAAGAGCCGTTAGATATAGAAAAATTACACAAAGTAGTATTTCATGCATGTAAAGATATAACAGGAGTTAGTCCAAGCGAAGTAGAAATTAAGAGTCAAATACAATTTTATCCAGGAATTAAAAGCAGCGAGATCCAAGAAACACTAATCAAGGCCGCTGCTGATCTTATTTCTGAAGACACTCCTAACTATCAATATGTTGGCGGAAGACTAATCAACTATGCATTGCGTAAAGAAGTTTATGGGCAATTTGAACCTTGCACAGTAAAAGATCTTGTAGAAAAAAATATTGCTCGCGGTTTTTATGATCCTGATCTTATTAATTATTATAGCGACGAAGAATGGGGAAAGATTAACTCATTTGTAAAGCACGAACGTGATGAAAATCTAACCTATGTTGCTATGGAACAGTTGAGAGGCAAGTATCTTGTACAAAACAGAGTGACAGGTGAGATATTTGAAACTCCGCAAATGTGCTATATACTAATAGCAGCAACTTTGTTCCACGACTATCCACGTGAAACTAGACTGCACTGGATAAAGGACTACTATGACGCTATTAGTAATCACGATATTAGTTTGCCTACTCCTGTCATGGCTGGTGTTCGTACTCCCCAGAGACAGTTTTCTAGTTGCGTCCTTATCGAATCTGATGACAGCCTTGACAGTATTAACGCTACTGCTAGCAGTATTGTTAAATATGTTAGTCAAAAAGCCGGAATTGGAGTCGGCGGAGGAAAAATACGAGCAATCGGTTCTCCAATAAGAAAGGGCGATGCTTATCATACGGGAATCATCCCGTTCTATAAAATGTTCCAAGCAGCCGTTAAAAGTTGTTCACAAGGCGGTGTGCGTGGTGGTGCTGCTACGGTCTATTATCCTATATGGCACCTTGAAGCAGAAGAACTATTAGTACTAAAGAACAACAAAGGCACAGAAGAAACACGTATACGTCATATGGATTATGGCGTGCAGTTTAACAAACTAATGTACGAAAGGCTTATTACAGGCGGCGATATTACACTGTTTTCACCTAACGACGTTCCTGGACTATATGATGCATTTTTTGCTGATCAAAATCTTTTCCGTGAGTTATATGAGGCTGCTGAACAGAATACAAAACTAAGAAAGAAAACGGTCAAGGCAATTGACCTGTTTGGTTCATTTATGGAAGAAAGAAAATCAACTGGTCGTATCTACTTACAAAATGTAGACAACGCAAACGACCACGGCAGTTTCTTGCCAGAAGTTGCACCGATACGTCAAAGCAATCTGTGCGCTGAAATAGATCTTCCTACCAAGCCACTTAACGATCTTAACGACCCTAACGGAGAAATTTCTCTATGCACTCTTTCTGCTATCAATTGGGGCAATATGCGTTCACCTAGTGACTTCGAAAGAGTTTGTCGTTTGGCAGTTAGAGGACTTGACGCATTGTTAACTTATCAAGATTATCCAGTGTTAGCAGCACGTCTTTCGACTGAAAAGCGTCGCCCACTTGGAATTGGTATTATTAATTTTGCCTATTGGCTTGCTAAAAACGGACTAACTTATCAACACATTGATGCAGATGGACTAAAGTTAGTTGACGAATGGGCCGAGGCTTGGAGTTATTATCTTATCAAAGCAAGTGCTGACTTAGCAAAAGAACAAGGTACGCCTAGTGGAAATATGGAAACAAAATACGGTCATGGCGTTACTCCAAATCAAACGTACAAGCGTGATGTTGATGAATTAGTACCACATGTCGAGCGTATGGATTGGACAAGCCTACGTGTTCAACTACGTGAAACAGGTATTCGCAATTCTACACTAATGGCACTTATGCCTTCTGAAACATCAGCACAAATTGCAAATGCTACTAACGGAGTAGAGCCGCCCCGCAGTCTTATTTCAGTAAAGCAAAGCAAACATGGTGTTCTAAAACAAGTTGTTCCTGACTTCAAAAGACTAAAGAACAAATACGATCTACTATGGGATCAGCGCAGTCCAGAAGGCTATTTAAAGATCATGGCAGTGTTGCAAAAATATATTGATCAGGGCATAAGTGTTAATACTAGTTACAATCCTGTATATTACGAAGATGAAAAGATTCCAATGAGTGTAATGCTTCAACATATGCTTATGTTCTATAAGTACGGAGGCAAGCAACTGTATTACTTCAACACAAATGATGGCGCAGGCGAAATTGATTTAAGCAAAATGATCAAAGAAGAGCCAGTGGAAATTCACGTTAATGGCTTCCACAAAGAGGAAGGTGAAGATTTTTGTGAAAGTTGCACAATATAAACCGTTGACAAATAAAAACAAATTGCTATAATATAAAAAAGGTGTAAAAATGAGTGTTTTTGACGTAGAAAATCGTGTCGACCATACAAAGGTTTTGGCTTTTCTTGATCCAAGCGGTGGTCCTACTATTCAGCGATATGATACGCTTAAGTACAAGCAGTTTGATCAACTGACTGATAAACAGTTAGGTTTCTTTTGGAGACCTGAAGAGATTGATATCTACAAGGATGCTACAGATTTCAAAAGTTTAACAGTGCATGAACAACACATCTTTACAAGCAACTTAAAAAGACAAATTCTTTTAGACAGTGTGCAAGGTCGTGCTCCTGCTGAAGCATTTGGCGGTATTGTAAGTTTGCCTGAATTGGAAAATTGGATTATTACTTGGACATTTTCTGAAACTATTCACAGTCGTTCTTATACTCATATCATTAGAAACGTCTACAATAATCCGTCAAAAATCTTTGATGAAATGATGGATATTGAAGAAATTATAGATTGTGCAGAAGACATCAGTCGTAATTATGATGAACTGATTGAACTGTCTAACTATTTCAATCTTTTAGGCGAAGGCACTCATACAGTAAATGGCAAGAAAATTACAATAGACCTTTACGAATTGAAAAAGCGTCTTTGGTTGGCGCTAATGAGTGTTAATATTCTTGAAGGTGTTCGCTTTTATGTCTCGTTTGCATGTAGTTGGGCATTTGCTGAATTGAAGAAAATGGAAGGCAATGCGAAAATTATCAAACTGATTGCAAGAGACGAAAACCTACATCTTGCAAGTACACAAATGTTGCTAAAACTTCTTAAAAAAGACGATCCTGATTATGAAAAAATAGCACAGGAGACAGAAGAAGACTGTGTAAAGATGTTTGTTGATGCAGTTAATCAAGAAAAATCTTGGGCTGAATATCTTTTTAAAGATGGTAGTATGATTGGACTAAACACACAATTGTTAAACGAATATATTGAATACATTGCAAATAAGCGTATGTCTTATGTTAATCTCAAAAGTCCGTACAATGTAAAAGCCAATCCTCTGCCTTGGACTGAAAAATGGATATCGGGTGCAGAAGTACAGGTTGCGCCACAAGAAACACAAATCAGCAGTTATACAGTTGGCGCTATTAAACAAGACGTAGGTGCTGATACATTTAAAGGATTTTCACTATGATAGAAATTTGGGGAAGAGATGGCTGCGGCTTTTGTGAAGCAGCCAAAAACTTGTGTGAACGTACACAATTAAAATACAACTATTATAAGTTAAACGAAGATTTTACTAGAGAGGAACTAATCGAAAGATTTCCCAACGCAAAAACCTATCCACAGATCACTGTTCAAAATTCTCATGTAGGTGGATATACAGAATTTGCAAAGTATTTAGAAGAAACAGGATACAACGGATCAGGATACACATTATGAAAAAACCAAGAAAACCATCTGGACCAAAAAAAATCAAAGAAGCCGCAAAACGTGCAGTTAAAATAGGAAAAAAACGTAAATGATTATAGAAGCGCCATACCAACTTAATGACACGGTTACAATTAAAACCACAGCAGGAGAAGAACTAGTAGGTAGATTTGTAGAAGAAAACGACAAAACTATTACCATGCAAAAAGTTTTAGCATTGATGCCTACTGCGCAAGGTATAGGATTAGGTCCATTTGCATTTACTATCAGTCAAGACAGTAAAATCAAAATAAATAAAAGTGCAGTCCTTTTTGTTGCAAAAACAGATGCTGAAATGGCTAAACAATATGTGCAAAGCACAAGTGGATTAACAATACTTTAAGGAAAAAATATGTCGTGGGAATTGTGGGCAGTAGAAGGTGATCCTAACAGTCATGGAGGCGGAGACTTAATTGCTGCAAATCCTAGAACAGTGTTCGTTGAGAACATAGAAGTTATTGAACACACAGATCCTGCTAACCCTGATACTTTATGTATTCCTGTAGGAGGTCCGCATTGTAATCCTGCTACAGCAGAAGGTTCTTCTACAGTATTTGTTTATAATAATCCAGTTCATAGAAACAATGATTCAAGAATATGTGGTGCAGTTACAGTAGTAACACAACAATCTACAGTTTTTGTAGGCGGATAAAAAAGGTAAAAAATGAAAAAAATATTAACAGACGCCGACGGCGTTCTTTTTGATTGGGAAACTCCGTTTCATGAATGGATGACTAAAAAAGGACATAAAAAAATCAAGCATGGATTATATAATCTTGCAGAAGTCTACGGGATTCTATCAGCTGACAAACTAGACCTAGTAAGAGAGTACAACGAAAGTGCATGGATCTGTTGTCTACCTGCATTTAGAGATAGTGTTGAAGGTATTGCTAAATTGACAGCAGCAGGTTATAAGTTTGACGTAATTACTAGTCTAAGCACAGATCCTTATGCTAAGACACTTCGTAAACAAAACTTAGAGTTACATTTTGGAAAAGAACCGTGGAATGAACTTATCTGCCTTGATACAGGTGCAGATAAGGATGACGCACTAGCAGAATATAAAGATAGTGGATTATGGTGGATAGAAGACAAGCCTGAAAACTGCGAAGCAGGACTAAGAGCAGGTTTACGTCCTATTCTTATTGATCATGCACACAATAAATCCTATGAAAATCCATCTGTAATCCGTGTAAAAACTTGGAACGAAATTTGTGAGGTTATACTGAATGACTGATACACATGAGCAACTTAAAGTTGCTTTTGCAGTATATGTGAAAGAAATCGAAACATTTGAAACAAAAGGCGTAAAAGCGGCTGCAACTAGAGCAAGAAAAGCACTACAAGATCTAAAACATTTAACTACACTAAGACGCAGAGAAATACAAGAAAAAAAGAACGATCTTTAGTTGACATTGTTACTATTGATGCTATATTAAATAAACGATGTGAACGAAGCAAAGGTGGGGCAACTGTGAAACGGTTCAGCAAACGCTATTTGAAGCCAGAAGACTGGAACTTCAAAAACAATCCACTGGTAGGTACTGAATGGTCAGTCCCAGGTAGCAAGCATGGTAGCGTTTACACAGTTGCCCTTACTGATAAAGGTTTTAGTTGTAGTTGCACAGGATTTACTTTTCATGGCAAATGCAAACATTCTATTGACGTTATAGAAAAATTTAATTAGGAAAATTATAATGAGTATGAATCCTGTAAGTAGGAAATTGTCAGACGAAACACAAAGACTAATAGAAGAATTTTTAGCAAAAGGTAACACAGTTACAAAATGTCCTGCGGATAAACGTAGCGA